TATTACAATTTTGCTGAAACTGTCTTTAATTTAAATGCCTAGTTTCTTTTATGGTGGAAGAAAAGGCTTAAGCCACTCTATTTTCTTATTGAAAAATTAAAAAGTCACATAGCATCGTTGCTAAGGTCAACCGCCTCTATCTTTTATATCGCAGCCTGTCCCTCGATATTTCGTATACTAACCTAGGATTTTCGTATACTACACTAATTTTTTATCTTTGAGTATTGCACCGAAATTAGCAAAGAAACCAATACGCTGAATTTTTAACTTTAGGGTAAGCTCCCTGGCAGAGCGACCAATAGTTTTAAGGGCTTTATACTATCAAACCACAGAAGCTTTTTAACTTTTTGGATAAGGTTTGCGATTAAACCGACCACCTAACATTTTATTTCTTTAGAAAAGGGTTATCGTTAGAATCTAACCGAAATTTAATAATTTTTAACTTTTCTATAACCAAGATAAGGTATTATTAAACCGACTATCATTTTTAACTTTTAAGGATAAGGAGGAGATATGCTCGCTCCGACCATTGGTCACTTAATCGACGATTTTAACGTTAATTAAATGTTGTCTGCCGCCAACCCACAGACGGCGAGTACTTAGTTCGCTAACTAATTCCCAATACTTTAGTATTATTTTAATTAATAATTATTAATTATTAGACTTTTTTCTAATAAAATCATAAATTGGATAAATATAACTATCGTCATCTTCTTTCCAAGACTTTCCGCTATTTATATCAGCAATAGTATAAACAGAGACATTAAATTGTTTTGCTAATTCTTGTTTAGAAGAATTACCTTTTTTCAGAAGGGATTTAATCTAATGAACCTTATCCCAATTTAATTTTGCATTAGTATTCTACTCTGGATCTTGACATTTTAACTTAACTTCTTTTAATTCTTCTCCTTCATAAGCCCACCTATATCCTCCAGCCTATCTATACTATCCTTTTATATTTTTCATAACGGCTTGATTGTTAATTCCCAATTCTCTATAAATTTCTTTACAAGAATTCCATCTATCAATCTCTTTTCCGTCTAAAGAATAACGTATAATCTATTTTCTCTGAATCTATTTAGAAGCTTTTATACCGCCCCTCTATGCACTTAAAAGTTGAGAATAATTTTTATATCCCTATAAATGTTTAGAAACGGTATTATGATTTAATCCTAATATTTCTGTAATTTCTGATACGGTATATCCTTCATCCCACAACCTATACAATTCTGTTTTATTAGTTTTAATTGGCTCATTTCCACCTGGAGTTGCATTATATCCATTTTTAAAAGAGTCATAAAAATCTATCCAATAAATTTCTCTTTCATTTAAATTCTCTGGATTACATAATTCAATAACTTCAAATTTAAAATTTTCAATTCCATACTATCTAAAAGCTTTATATAAAACTTTATTATACTACTCACTATTCTTATTTTTATAAGTATTTCTATGAGATTGCCAACGGGCTTTTATCGTCATAGACTATCCAATATAACTTTTTCCATTAATTAAATTTGTAATCTTATAAATTCCACAATTTGTATTTTCTATTATTTTACTCTCCTTTCTTTGTTTAAATCTTAGGGAATAAAAACTTTATTGCTATCTTCATTCCCTAAGCTCGATGGCTACCACGGCAGGGCTCGAACCTGCAACACGGGGAGTTCGGAAGTGGATGCTGGATTGGCACCAACCATAGTTCGTATATTATCCACCAGGGTCCCCAGTCTGTACCTATTCGACTACGTGGCAATGTATAATCATGCTTGAATCTTAACCTAAGTTCGATTAAAGAATTCCCTAACCTTGCTTAAGTTAATCCTCTAAGGAAGCTTCTACATAACGAATTTTTACTGGCTGCGGCACATTAGAACTAACTTTTGTATCAACAACTTTAACTCTCGTACCATAGCAAATATAATCATAATCCTCATTCATCATTCTAATAATAGAACCGACTTCTGGAACTACCTCTTCTTCGTTAAGTTCATAATCATAAGTCTTTCCTTTAAATACTTTATTACGGTCTTTAAACATTACACTTACAAACATTCTAAAACTTCCTTTCTTAACTTTCTATAATTATTATACCATAATTTTTAGAAAAAGTCAAAGATTTAATTTTAAAATTTTCTTTAATAGCGTTCACTGAAGGATTCGAACCTTCGATTCATATTAAATGAATAGCAACTTAGCAGGCTGCCGGCATAAACCACTCGCCCAAGTGAACATTAATGGTGTGCCATTGGAGATTTGAACTCCAGACACCCGCATTAAAAGTGCGGTGCTCTGCCAACTGAGCTAATGGCACGTACTAGAGATGGGAGTCGAACCCACACGCCAATTGGCAATAGATTCTAAATCTATCTTGTCTACCTACTTCAACACTCTAGTATATGGCTGCGACGGTGTGGCTCGAACACACAACACATGGAGTCAAAGTCCATCGACAGTACCTATTCGTCTACGTCGCATTATCTTTAACTTTCCTTATTAATTATACCATAATTTCTAAGAAAAGTCAAATTTTTAATTCTCTTCTTTCAAAGAATTAATTAAATCTTCTGTTAATTTTAACGGCATCTATGCTCTAAGTTGATTTTCAACATAAGCCTTCCAACATTTTGGACACAAAGTCATTTCTTCGTCTTCGCTTAAAAATAACTCAGAGCAGTTATTACAAACAATTTCAAATTTCTCTCTCATTTTCTATAATAATTATACCCTAAATTTTTAAAAAAGTCAATTAATTTTCTTTATAAATCCAAACAAACTTGCCATCTTTTCTAATATAGACTACTCCAAGTTTAAACTGAACTGGTTCTCCATTAGTATATTCAATAGTATGATTAATTCCCCTATCTCTTTCTTCAATAAGAGAATTAGTAAAATCCTTGCCACGGCACCGTTCAATTTGAGAATCTATAATCTTAAGTTTATCGTCTACTCGTTCAACCGTAATAATTTTAAGATTAAACTGAGATTTCAAAATTCTTTCCTCGCCCATTTTAGTTCCTCCAATTAATCCCAAAGAGAGTCAAAATATTCCTTAAAATATTCTAAGGCTTTCTCTCGCTTCTCCTTTTCTTCATCTGTCAATTCGTACCATTCTTTATTAACATAAGTAGCAAATCCTTCTACCATAGTATTAAGAATTTCTGTCCATTTTTCATTACCATCACTATTCGCCGCAAAGCTAGAGGGATAACCATAATGATTATCTCTCAAATAAGCAAGCCGCGGCACTAAGAAACATGCAATTGTATTATCCAAACTCCATGTTTCTTCATAGCCAAAGCCATATTTCTTTTTAAATTTTTTTGCTTTTTTCTTATTCTTTTCAGAAGCACCTTTGTCTTTCTTAATAGAATAGGGCGGATTAGCTTTTACTAAATTAACATAATATTTAAAAGATTTCATTTCTATCTCTCCTTTACTATAATATTATTATATCATAGTTTTTAGAAATTTTCAAATCTTTAGCTCATAACTTTTATCCATAATCTCAAAATAATTAGAATAATAAGACAGTTTATTGTTATCTTTACTATAAAAACTAAAATTAGGACTAGGCAAATTAACAATTTTTGTTTTAAACTTATTTTTATTATACCTTTGAAATGCCTCATTAAAAATTTGATAGTTACTACAATTTCCTGTTCTAATAATAGTATCTAAAATAAAATAAGAAAAGCCAAAGTTCTCTTCATCAGACTTGCCGCAAAGTCCATCTGACGGTGTTTTAGTATACAAGTTTATTGGAAGACCAAGCCATTTACCTAAATATTTTACTTCTGTACAAGTTAGGTTCTTAAGCGGCGCATATGAACCGCAATCATCTCCAAAAAGGGTAGAATAACCCATACAATCTTCTGAAAGATTACAAGTATTAATAACTTTTCCGCCAACGCTCTGTGCTATAGCATAAAGAGTTGTCATTCTTACGCGGGCAGGCAAATTAATTCTAGAAGTTTCTGTATAAGAAATATTATTATCAAAAAATTCCTTTTGAATAGAATTCTCAATTTTAGAAACTCCATCTTCAATAGGTACAGTTATATATCGAATACCCAAAAATTCACAAAGCTCTACAGCATCATTATAGTCTGGCTGATCACCGCAAGGCATAAGAACTCCAAAAACATTATCTCTTCCAAAAATTCGACTTGCTAAGGCGGCAACGACAGAGCTATCCTTGCCGCCAGAAATTCCAATTACAAACTTAGTTGTATTAGTTTCAAGTGCCCAAGCCTTCCATTGAAATTCTATACACTCATAAATATGCTGATAATCAATTAGTTCAGGACGATATTCGTTTACTATAGACATTACCTACCCTCCTTAAGATTTTCATCAATTCTATCTCTAATATCTTTAAAATTATAAAAATTAAGTTTTTTAGAAAAATAAGGAACAAATAAGCTCTTATCTTTCATCATTGTTCTTTCTTCTTCATTAAGACATTGCTTAACAACAATTTCTCCATTTTCATTAAGATAAGGAACACAAAGTCCTCTTAAAGATTTCTTTTGAGAAAATCCCTTTGGGTCTTTATAAATTTGAATTTCCTTTTCTTCTCCGTCCTTATTAATTCTTCCATAGGTTGCCTTAATAGCAATTGAGAAACTATCTCTTGTAAAAGGCTTAAGAACTACTCTATCCTCTCCTTCTTCTTCAATACATTCCATTGAGAAAGAGCCTACTCCTAAGCTTACGTTATTCGCCGCAAAGCCCTTTTCTTTAAGTCGTCTATAAATTTCCTTAGCTCTAGGTATAGTTATACTATCTCCATAAACTGCCTTAAGTTTAGGATTAACTACTTTATATCCCTTAGAATTAGTCGTGCCGCCAAAGAGTTCATAAATAGTCTGAACCATTCCTTTATCGGCCCAAGTCATTTCATCTCTAAGCTTTTCAATACAATAATGGTGTTCCTCTGGAATATACATAAGCTGATATACACCAGAATATTTTGTATTATCTGCGGTAGTGTATTCAAAATAAATTACTTTTTCACTATTAAAATTTTCGGGAAATTCGTTAATAGTAGTAAAAACAAAGTCTGCAAAAGCATATTCTCTATCTTCTCTATCTTCAATACTATCAAACGATTCTACTGTGCCGCCATAGTACTGATTTAAATTAACTGTTTTAATGCCGCAAAGTGCTTGTACAGGCTCGCTAGAGTCATGCCTTACTCCAAGAAAACCATTATGAGCTTCAATTTCATCTCTAAGGGACGGCAGAACTTCTGTAAGAATATTCCAAAAATCATAGCTATCTGCCACGACTGCAAAGTTAATATTTGGATATACTTCAGTAAGCAAACGTCTATAAGTTTCTCTTTCATTGCCATTAATAGCAAAATCGCTTGTCATTACACTATGCTCAGTAGAAGTAAGTCCATAAACGGGTACAATTTCCTTATCCCAATAATATTCTTCAATATAACCTCTTGCATCTACTGTTGAAGAACTATAGAAAGAAGTAAGCCAAGCCGCAGAAGAAGCTACCGCACTTTCATAAGATTCTTGTCCTCTCATTGAAAAATCGCACATCGCTGTCTTCCAAGAAATATTATCATCTACTGTATCCTGATATGCCGCCTTAGCAATCTTCGCATATTCATAAGCAATAGTCGCACTTACGCACGGATGCCAGATAGAACAAGAAAGCAAACTCTCAATTGCCTGTCCTACCCAAGCAAATCCGTCCTCTGTCGTACGAATTTCGAGAGCCGGCACGCCCATCGGTACAAGAGTTCCTTCGGGAAGAGCGTTGATTTCGATAGGAAGATAACCCAAACTCCAAAGCTTTAGTACCTTATCTACCGTTTTATCAATAAGTTCTTCGTTATATTCGAGTCCATTACGAAGAACATGGGTAATTTCTTCTTCAATATCAAACCAATCTCTATAAAAGAAATTTTCAGTAAAGTTTTCAACTAAATACTTCTGACAAAATGCCTGCACACCAAACCAAACCATTTTATCTATACTATTAAAACGAGAACTTCTCGGAGTAAGATAAGAAGTTAGATGGGTAATTTCTGGAGCAAATTGAAGTAGATGAGTTGTTTTATAAAAATCTGTCATAAGAAAACTATTATACATTAGTACTATTCTCCTTTTCTCTAAGTTCATCTCTTACTCTCATAAGAATTTTACCAAGCATATTCTTTCCGCCGCCTTGGCAGTTTGGACAGCCACATACGCCCCAATACAAGTCATGCCACGTTGTGACTTCCACAATCTCGTCGTCTCCAGTACTAAGCAACACCTTTTTTATATCTTCGTACTTAGAAAACTTAGTCAAAACAAGTTCATACATTATATTATCTTTGACTTGTTCCCAATCTGGACGAAGTTTTACTCGCCTGCCGGCACGTTTAGCTTCGCTTGGCGGCATAACTGTAAATCTTGTTCTTTCTACTATATCTGAAGTTTTTGCTGCTTGGAAAGCCGCTTCAGTACTTCCATAAGTAAGTCCTTCATATTCAATAAAACAAGGATAAAAATTTGAAAAACAACCATATTTACTCATTGTTCCACCAAATTCTATTTTAGCCATTTAGCTTTCAACTCCTTTTTAATTTTCTATAATTATTATAGCATAATTTTTAAGAAATTTCAATTATTCAATAGGATTTTTAAACCAAGACTGTTGTAGAGTATTATCACTATAGAAATTATCTATATAAAAATCCTTATGGTGTTTATAAAAATCTTCTGCTGGCGGCATAAGGTGAGTGATGTAGAGGTCAATTCTCTTTGCTCCCATATTATGAAGTGCCAATGCCGCCTCCTTAAAGCTCCGCCCACCTATGACTAAATCATCTCGTATCAGGACAGCCTTACCCTCGATATCTTCTGGTTCAGCTACTACCTCGTACTTAATAATCTTACCAGTATTCAAATCCCTCTTCTTATTGCCATATCTATATGGAATATTTGGATAAATCTCACTATATTTCTTACAACCGCCAGCATCTACATAGAAAAACAAATCATAATTATCCACATTAACACATTCCATAGGATATATTACTATACATCTATCGAGGGCGGCTGCCATAACGTTTGAATGGGGGTCACTAATAATTACTTTATTAAAATTAAGGGAATTAATAAACTTAGCAAAATATTTAAAGGTAAACATTTTGTCTTCCATTACTCTATCTGACTGACCATAAGGACAAAAAGGCATTATAAGATTTACAATACTATCATTAAAAGCATAATCGTCAAACCACTTCTTAACAATAGCAAGATTAAAAAGGTCTTCATTACTTTCATAAACTACTTCTATATAATTAACTTTACTTATATCTTGAACCAAATTAAAAAATTGGTTTTCTCCATTAGGAAATTTTCCACTTACAATTTCTTTTCCATTAAAATAAATCATTAAATTTAACTCCTATCCATTATAAATTCAAAATTCTGCGGCATATTCGATAAGTTCAGTTGTCTTGCCACTACCTCGAGGTGCTATTTTTAAATTCATTATTAGCCTCCTTATTTAATTACATCAATCTGCTGAGAGCTAAAGACTTCTAGTGCCGCCTTATGCTTTTCTTTTGAAATATCAGCACAAAGATTTGAATTAACTATTATTTTAGTATTTGGAAAAGCGGCTCTTAGTGCAACGGCATTTGCAAGTACACATATAGAAGTACAAAAACCACAAAGCTCAATTTCACAATCAGAAGACAGTTCTCCGCTCATAAGCATATCTTCTTCAATTATATTTTCCAACGCAATTGAACAAAAAGTATTTTTCTGAATAGCGGTTTCTATATAAGGTTCAAGTTCTGGAGTAATCTTCCAACCTTCTGTCTTATAAATACAATGCTCTATTGGAAGACGCTTTCCTTCAAAAGTTTCGAGATAATTCTCATAATGAGTATCTTGAGTAAAAATAATAGTTTCATTATTACGTTTTGCTTCTTCAAGACGCTCCTTAATTAGTGGAATTTTCTTTACTGCCTCTGGGTTTTTAAGTGAACCAGTAAGAAAATCTACTTGTGCATCTACAACAACTAAAAATTTCATATGATTTTAATCTCCTTTTTCTTATTTCTATAATAATTATACTATAATTTTAGAAAAATTTCAAATATTCCAATTCTTTTTTAGAACTTCTTTTGTTCCTTCTAATAGAATAGTATCAACTTTTGGGTTAGTTACGTTTAAAAATTCTTTATTAGAGCAAATTAAATCTCTAATCATAGTTTTTGTTTTTTCTAAGTCTGGAAGAAAAACATAAGATTTAAGAGTATCACAAGTTGGTTGCTTCTTTAAATTAAGAAGTGCCGCCCTATGCTTCTGCGGCACAAGTAAACATTCCTTATAATTCTTGCCCGCGGCATAATTATTTAAAAAGAAAGCTAATCTATAAAAGTTTGCCATTTGTTTACCAGTTAGATTATTTCCTTTAATTAAATTTAAAGCTTGATAACCAATAGAAGTAATTCCTTCAGCCATATTATAATTAGCAATTGAGTCTCGATTAGTAATAAAATACTTATTAAAGATAGCTAAGTATTCTGGATTAATAATATTATAATCTGTAAAAAGAATTTCTAAGAAGTTAATATTTTGCTTCTTCCACATTTTACACATTTCTCTTATATCTTTAATTTCAACGTGTGCTCCATTGTACATATGGAGCTCTTTAGATAACAATGTGCCGCCTGCCGCAATTTCATTGAAAGTTGGAATATAAATTGCTTTTGCGTCTATATCGCTATTATCGGTTGAGAAGTTATAATTTTGAGAACCATATAAGAATACTCCCAAAATTCTATTGCTACCGTATTTAGTAATTAGAAAATTATAGTAATTTTCTAAAGTTTTTATAATTTCAAAATCTTCCATTTAATCTCCTCTTTTCTTTTTTACTTTATATTTATTATAACATAATTTTTTAAAAAAGTCAAAAAAAGAAAGTTGATAATTACTATCAACTTTCCTCATTAACAAGTAAATTTTCATTATTTAAAGCTTCTATAATACTACTAATATCATTTGAACCATAATTTCTTATATTTTGTTCTAGGTTAGTTTTAACGTTTAAAATTTCATAATCTGTATATGGCATACCTTTAAATTTTTTAGTTCCTTTTTTCAGAATAATTAATCCACTAACTTCAAAAACTCCTAACATTAAAATATAAGTTTCTAATTCTTCCTTGTGCCGCCCAGTAATAAAAAGTTGTTTTAACTAATTAATTGAGATATGACACTCTTCTTTATTAATTTGACAATGCTTCCAATATTTCCATAATACTGAATAAACACTAACAATATTGCCGCCATGCTTTATTTCATTACCAAATTTTATTAAGTAACAAATTAAATTAATATTTAATGGAGCAAAAGAGTTTGGTATATCTATAATATAATATTTTTCTTTAATAGTAATATAAAATTCCTCTTCTAATTTTTTAAGAGCGTTGCGCCAAGTCGGTTGTGAAATTCCTAATAATTCACAGGCATCTTTAACAAGAAAACTATTTTTATAAACATAATGTAGACCGTTATTATTTATTTTTGAAATTGAAAGCAAATAAGAATAAACTAAATTCTATTTTGTAGATAATACTTTATGTAAATTTTCTTCTTTTAAATAATTGTTAAAAGTATTTCTTGATGTTATAACTCCCTATCCTCCTATAGTTAAATTATATCCATTAGGAGCTAAAGTTTTATAATATGCTATATATTCTATTTCTCGATTATCTAAGTTAGAAACAGAACACTCTTCTAATACTTCAAAAGTAAAATTTTCTAATCCATATTTCTAAAAATCAATATACATAGGATTACCATTTGTATCAATTTTCTTTTTATGTTCTTTCCATCTTCTTTCTATATTATTAGACTATCCAATATAGGCTTTTCCATTAATTTTATTTGTAATTTTATAAATACCAATCATATTTTTCACTCCTTATTTTATATATTTAACTAAATTAAATCATTTATTATATCTTTATTATAACATTTTCTTAATTCTATTTTCTTCTTGCTCTGACAGTCCAACCCCATTAATCTAATAACTTTCCATATTAGAAAATCTCTAATTTAATTCCTAACTTTCAGTAAAAGTCTTTTCAGAATAATATAAAGTAATTTTTCCAAGCTCTCCGATTTTTACTTCAGTTTTATACTAAATTAATTTCCATTGTCTTAATAAATCAATACATATTTCAATTCTCTAATAGTATTCTGGCATATTATCTGGGTGTCCTAAACATCTAATTATATTTCTTTTAGTAAAGCCTTTTTTAACATCTATGCTCATTAAAGTAAAAAATAAATATGTTCTTAATAAATCTATAGTTAAAACTTTACGATAACTTAATAATTGCTATAATAGATTTCTTGAAATTTGAGTATAACTATATGGTACTTTCATGGTATAATAATTATCATATTTTGTAATTAAATTTTTCTTTTCTAGCGCGTCTGTGGCTGTATAAAAAGTAGAGCGAGATATACCTAAAGTTTTTGAGATTGCTGTAATATTTATATCCCTTTTATAAACAAATCTATGGTCTTCTCTATCTTTACTATTATAATTTGATATTGATAAAAGATAATAATAAACTGTCCATTGCTTCTCTGTAATTTTTTTATAAGGCTCTTCTTTTTCAGGTACATTGTGAATGATTGCATTAATTTTATCATTCTTATTCATAATTCCTCACCTCAATTATAAAGTAAAAATGTCTATTTTTTATTCTAAAAAAAACATTCTCACTATATTGTGTAAAAAAAATGTCAAAAAAAATATATAGGGTGTCTGAAAAAATATATAACTATGTCCAGAAAAATATAAAGGAATGTCTGAAAAAATATAAAGGATTGTTCAGAATTCTATAATCTTTATAATTACTTTTCTCGAAAAGTAATCAAAAGGAGTTCTTTTGAGTCAAAAGAACGAAAACCTGCTCTGTAGTTCGCTTTGCTCACTACATCGCTTTCTTTTTAGAAAAGGCTCTATACCAACAAAGAGTTAATAAATACCAAAATCCACGGAAACCCCATTAAAATCACCATACACAAAGCCGCGGCACAACTCATCAGCTTTAGAACTTAAAAATTTAGAAAGAACAATCTTGTGCCGGCGCCTATAAAATTTTAGTTAAGTAGAAAATTAAATTAGAAACTCAAATAAAATCGTGCCCGCGGCACAATATAAAAAGAAAAGCCAAGACCGAAGCCTTGACTTTTTAATCTTAATCCTATTCTGCTGTAGCTTTTTCTTTAATAACTTCCTTGGTTAAAGATTGTGTAGCTGGGCCATAAACCTCAGTATGAGCCGTATTAGTTACTGCTCTCCAGCCATCAGGGCCATTACCAAATCTCTTTACATTAGAAGAAGTATATGATTTTAAATTAACTGGCTCTGCTTCATAAAGTGTATACTCTTTAATTTTAGGAGTAGACTTTGTAACAACTGGTGTAATAAACATAATATTACCTCCTTTATTATAATAAAATTCGAGCAATTTGCTCTTATTTTAAAGTAGAATTTCTAATTATAGCCCTCAAATTTACCGCGCCGCGGCAAGAAAAAAAGTCAAGACCGAAGCCTTGACTTTTAAATTAACCCTATGTTACAGTACTCTCAATACCAGAATTTCCTTCTGTCTCGCTATCGTCCTCATCAAGCTCAGTAGTTAATTCTACCATTTTAGCTTTAATTGCCGCAAGTTCTTGGGTAAGCAAAGAAAGAACAAGTTCACCATATACAGACTCTTCCTCAGATTTCTGTCCTGCTTCGTCTTTTGAAGTAGTATAATATGTTCCAAAATTATAAGAAGCTTCGCCAATTTTAATAATTGCGTCTTTATTTTTCTCTTTAAAATTCTCAATCATCTTCTTAATTGCCGCCGCCTTCTTAGAAAGCTTACAAATCTGAGCTTCTACTGAGCTTTTCTTTAATTGAACTGGCTCCGTAGGAGGAACATAAGGGTATCCATAGAACGGATAAGGTGGATAGTTGGGCGGCGCAGGATATGGATATTCATTAGCCGCAGGGCCGCACGTTGAGTTAGAATTAGAATTACCTTTGTTTTCTGGATACTTAGCTAAATCAGCATTGTATACGAGATCTGCTATCATACAATCATCTCCTTTTAAAAAATTAAAAGGCAAATCTGCCTTTATAAAAAAGTAGAATTTGCCTTTAATTCCTCTAAGATATTAATGTGCCGCTTTATCATATTTGTTAATAATTAAAAGCCTATTAAAGAACTCTTCTCCATACCGCTTTCTTACTTTAGTTAAATAGGTTTCGTTAGAATAGAAATCCATATGATGGTCAATTAAATTTGCCATTTCAATTCTCATTTTAATGGGATATTTATTTGAAGAAGTTAAAAAAAGATAAGCACTTACATGGTTATGGTTATAGTAATGAGCTTCTTTAGTAGGATTGCCCTTATAATCAGTAAAAGTTTTTGTATATTTCTTTCCTATATCATGGTATAATAAAGACTCTGCAATAATAATATCATTTATTTCGTTAATATGTTCATTATTAATATAAAGCTCTTCTGCTTTTAGCATATGGTCACCAACTGATAAAGTATGATGAGAGTTGTCATGAGGCATTTCAGTTAAATCAATAACCATATCTTTAAGTTTCTTTATAGATAAATTATCGCTAAAAATCTCAATCTTTTCAAAACCTTCTGAGTAGTGCGGCGGCTCAAAACGACGTAACATCTTAGCAATAACTTCTTCGGGAACTTTTCTATCTCTTTTAGAATTTCTTTCAAGGCAAGTTTCATAGGGCGGCACAAAGAGAACACAACTAAAACTTACATTAGGAATATCTTTAAAAGAATTAATAAAAGCAATTCGTCTTTTAGCAATTAAATTAGTAGCATCTAAATAAACGTTGCCGCCAGCCTTTAAAGTTTCTCTCGTTCTCTTAAATATAATATTAAAAACCTCAGTATTATGGGCTTGGTCATTTATATTTCCAAAAACTTCTTCTCTAATTTTATCAGAAGAAATAATAGTATAATCCTTAAGCCTTTCTCCGTAAGTTGATTTGCCGCTTGCCGGAAGCCCCACTGCAATTTTTAAGTCTGCCATTTTAATCCTTCCTTTCTTTTTATTATAATAATTATATCATAAATTTTAAAAAATTTCAAATAAAAAGTCGTACTATTTTAAATAGTACGACATTAACTCTTACTTCTTTACCTTTGCCGCAAATAGAATTCTCACATCAGACACAGCTACCTTAAATTCTAATGCAAAATCTCTCATTAGCTTTTCATCTACATATTCTGACGCTTCGTTTAAATTCTTAGCTTTTACTTTATAAGCTTTAGTAAAAAACTGAGGCTCATAAACCATAGAATGCGACGGTGAAGTTAAAGTTACAATATAATTTTCCATAGATAAATCTCTCCTTAATTTTTTATTAACACTTTTGTAAAAAATTGTTAATAATTTTTAATTTATAATAAATCCCCTTATTATAATTGTCCATATAAGTGTGAGCAAAATAATAAGAGGATTATTACACTTATTTAAACTTAACTTGTTTTAGTAATTTTTGCCATTCCTTTTCAATTAAATTACAAACTTGCTGGCATTCACGCTTATCTTTCCAAGTTGGGTAAGCATAACCATTTCGTCCATAAAGCTTTGCTCCTCGAGATTGACAAAATCTTAGGTAGTCTGGATACGACAGACCGAGCAGGCGCGCATCAAGTACATGGAAAGAAGAAATATAACAATAATCTTCTGTCATTATTTTATCATGTCCTGTAAATCTTATATAATAATAATCTTCTGTACAGCCTAAATAAACCTCAAAATCTTTCATATCATAATTCCTTTCTGAATTTCCTTCATTTCGTCCCATTCTTCTTGAGTTAATTTACAAATCTCGCACAAAGCTTTAACTGGAGAGCAATCAACCGTTCCTATTATTCTATCTATAAAGTCTTGAGCACCAGTAATTTCTTTAGTAAATTCAACCTTTTCTTCCTTTTTCTGGCTTATATAATTAGGAATTAAATATTTAGATACTGTTGAAGGACTAACTCCTACGATTTCTGCCGTTTTAGATTTTACCTTACATTCAAGATACACTTCATTAATTTCAATTATCTTCTCTTCTGTAATACGCTTTCCCATTTAATTACCCTTTCTTAGTTCACAATAAAGTTTACTTAAATCTCCTTCGTTACACGAGATTTCTTGAATTTCTACATCTTTAATTGTTGGATTAAGTAGTGCTATTTGTCTATCTTGATAATAATTTACACTAAGAAAATTTTTATCAAGAAGAGTGGCTAATCCTGGCGTTACGTTTGTTAAC